AATGTCATCGAGTTTGTCTCTTTTTTCTTTACTTGATTTGGATGTAAGAAGGTCAGCGTAATCTACAATTACTAAGTCAGGATTAATGCCTTGTTGAATACAATTTTCTAAGTGTGCGTGAATTGTATTTACGGTTGCTTGTCCTGCTGGATATTCTCTAATGTAAAGACCTCCTCTTAAACCTAATAATCTTTCTTCTACTATGTCTTTATTGTCAGGTAAGTCACCCACAGGTATTTCTGTAAAATTAGCATCGTATCTTCTACCAACGTACTTTTCACTTAATTCTAGTGTGTAATGGATTACTGTGTAGCCTAATTTGACTGCTTGTGCTCCTAAAGCAACTAAAGCCCATGATTTACCACCACCTGGACCACCTGCGATCATTCCTAAATCGCCTCTTCCCAAACCACCTAATAATAGTTGATTAATTACAGGCCAAGGTGTTTCAATTGTATAGCGACTTTCTTCTTTGTATCTGTCTTCTACTTCAGCAATGTATTCGTGTCCTAAATCACGTTCAACACCTGCTTTAAGTGCTTTGTCAATTAAATTTCGAATGTCATCATAATCACCTAATTCTAACAGATCTACGGATCTAATTAGTGCGTTCTTGAGTGTTTGGTTTTTACAAAAGTCAAGAAAAGTGTCTTTAATGTATGCAAGATCTTTTACTTGTGATGACTTGTATGTTTCTTTTAATTGTTCTTTTACAGCAACTGCTTGAACCTCATTTTCGATTTTTTCTGTTTCAACTTTAAAAACCTCCATTGTGGGTGTTGTTCTGTATTCACTAAAGTAAGTTAGTGTTTTACGGACAATCCACTTGCTTGCGTCAGAATCAAAATATTCAGGAGACACAATGTCTGCTGACTGTTGAAGGAAATCTCTGTCTGTTACTAATGCTGCTAAAGCTTTAGTTTGAAACGGATGTCCATATTGTGTAAGTTTATTCATGTGTTGATTCAGCGTAACTGTTTAATTTTACAAAATGTTGTGTTAACCATGCGTCTGGAATTTGCAAAGCATTTCCCATACAATCATCATGGTACATTGTAGTAAAATCATTTCGGGAGAGCAAATTTATCGGCTGTTCTATTAGATGACGAATTTGTCTTTTTAATTCTCCTGAAATGGGTGGATTTTTTAAATCCATTAACTTTTCGTTGATTTCTAATTGATGCTCCGACTCCACAATTCTATTATGCATAGGTTCTTCCCCTTCTAAGGCTTCTTGAACGATGGAATCTAAATCCAAGACCCTTTGAGTTACTATGTCAGGAACTATTTTAGGTAATTTTTTAGGACCTAATCCTTTAATTCCTAAAATATTATCCGACTTGTCCCCCATTAAAACCTTATACATTAAGAAATTGTGAGCCGGTACACCATAATCCTTTAATACTAAATCGGGTGTGTAGAATTTTTTCTTAATTGGACTCCATACTGTAATGCGTTCATTTACTAATTGAAGAAAATCTTGGTCTGCTGACATGATTGTTACTTCTTTTTCCAGTAAATTGTTCGCAATGTAAGCTATGGTGTCGTCAGCTTCAATACGATCTATTGCTATGACATTAATTGGAAGACTGTCCATGTATTCAAGTAAACGTGAAAATTGAACCTTCATTGATTCTTTTTCTTCCTTAGCATCTTTAAAAGCATCCCATCTGGTAATACGTTTACCAGGTTTTCTGTTTGACTTGTATGCTGGTAGAATTTTTCTACGTCTTTGAGAACCACCTTCACCATCATACACTACTATGACTCTTGAAGGGTTTACTTCTCTAATTGAGTATGCTAGAGACTTTAAAAATCCCATTATACCCCCGACGGGTATCCCTCTATCGTTGAGCATGCCGTTTACAGCAAATACTCTAAGATAAAGGTTTAACCCATCGATGATTAAAACTCTTGAATTTGGATCAGAGGTGTCTTCTTTTTGAACGCCATCTAATAAATCAAATATTGATTCTGTCATTATGCTCCTGTTTCGTCGATTTGTATGTCTGGATCCATTTCTTGCTCGTCTTCATGTTGATATTTCATAACATACTGATCGCAAGTGTCTTTATACATTTGTTCTTTGATTTCAGGTCTTTCTTCACATAATTGTTGTAGGTCTTTACCGTAGAATGTAATTTCTTCTCCTGTGGCAGTGTCTACATACTTACAAATAGGACCTGACTGTTTAACTACTTTGTAGTTTTTCATCAATTTTAACCATCCACCATAATCATCAATACCTTGTCTGTAAAAGATATTATATCGAATTTTACGGTTTGGTGGACCCATTCTGTTTTTAACAACGATTGCTTCAACTTCAGAACCAACAATTTCTTCTACACCGTTGATTTTTTCCTTTAATTTACCTACTTGTTTAAGACGTAGTCTTACTGAAGCATGGAATTGAAGGGCTTTACCACCTGATGTTGTGTATTGGTCTGCAAANGGCATTGCTCCTAATTTCTGTCTTAGTTGNTTTGTAAATACTAATAGTATTTTTTCTTTACCAATTAAGTTAGTAATTTTACGCATTGCTTTTGACAGGATGATTGCCTTTTGAGTTGCATAACCATCTTTTTCAAAGTCAGCTGCTGATTCAATTTTTGTTGATGCTGCTGCGACTGAATCTACTACAATTGTAACTAGTTTGTTTGGATTTTTTTCTCTTACTTTAGTAATTACATTTTCAATTGCATCAAAAATGTCTTCTACTGTTTCAAGAGGCAAATAAACCATCTTTTCAACGTCAACCCCAATTGCTTGTAAAAATTGAGCATTTAGAGAAGATTCAGTGTCAATGTAAATTGCAATACCATCCTTCTTTTGGGTGTTTGCAATAATATGAGAAGCTAACAAGGACTTACCACTTTGTTCTAATCCGGTTATCTCAACGATCTTGGAAACCGGAAAACCACCATTAGGGCGATTGGAAATGGCCAAATCTAATACTGTGGATCCTGTGGACACCCAATCGTCTACATCTGTGGGTGAATCTTCACTACCATCCAGAAAATAAGCGACTTTGTGGTGGGTCTTGCTGAATTTTTTATTGAGGGATTCTGCAAGAAGTCCTGTTAGTTCATCTCTATTCGAGTCTTCTTTTTTTTTCTTAGCCATTAATCAAAAAGATTATCTAGTTTGCTGTTGATGTCTACTTTACCTTTAGATTCTACTTTTATGGTTTCTTTACCACCATCCTCATCTGCGGGTTTTAACCATCCTTGTAAAATGTCTTTCATTTCTTCAAATTCGTATTTTTTATACAATGAAATGATTTCTTTTTGGTTTTCTAAAAGTGATTCAACTGAAGTTGCTTCTGCTTCTAAAGGTGTTTGGTTTGGTTTTACACGAACGGTTGTTGTGTTAAACATTTTACCAGTTTCTTTAGCTGGAATTACTTCAACTGTAATGTCTCTACCACTAGCTACATCTGTAATGTCACCATAATCTTCATCAGCCATTACACCAAGTAATTCTTGATAAACCATTTTACCAAATTCCCAAAAACGGATTCCTTTGTCTTCTTCACCACGAACATAAACAGGTGCAAATACACGTAGTTTAGGAAATAATTTTTTCGCTAAATCCATGTTTGTTTGATCACCCGACTTGCGTAATTTTGTAGCAAATTCCAAAATTGGGTCAGTTGTGTCAAAATTTGACAATGCCAACATACGAGGTTTTCCAATACCAAAGTAAAAATACAATTCGGTAAATGGGAAATCTTTATTAAATTTGGATGGTACGATTCGAATTTGTGATTTTGTACCTTCTTTCGGTTTCCAGAAGTTTGCAGCGTAATCTGACTTTTTGCCTCCGCCACCTTTGTTGTTTAGGCTTGCTAAACGATTTTTGATCTCATCTAAATTCATACTGTGAATTTTTATTATTAAAAAGGGTTAATTATTTTTACCTTTGTAAATATACAAAGGGGATTTTGCTAAACCAAATATGTTTTAAGAAATGTTAAGAGATTTTGATAATTTCTCTTACTTTAGTGTCTACACGTTTGAAACCGTCTGTTTGTATTAGTAGAATAGAATTTCTGTAATCGTTCCAATTTACTGTGTATGACTTGTCTAAATAACCATTATTTAAACTCTTTATAAGCTCATTGAGAGCATTGATTGTGTAAAGAGTATTTGTTTGTTTTTTTCTGTGTACCAATATTGTGTTATTAATTAAAAAATTACCACTTGAGTTACCCATGTCTACATTGTATGTAAGCATAATTTTTTCCCCATCCAAGCTTTCTAGGACAAAAATTTTATTAAATAGTATAGTGTAAGATCCTTTTATCTTATCAACTGTACTTTCAATATTTTCTTCGGGAACAAATGTGCAGTAAAGGCGATTATTCATTAAAAACCATATATTAGTCCCCGATAAATATAAACCTATTTACAAAGCCCCCAACACATCGTAATTTTTGCCTGTCTTAATTTTTACGGGGTATTTCGCCGACACTATTTCCTTAAGTTCCATAAGAGTTTCCTTACCATCTGACTTGTTAAAGTCAAACAAAAATGAATCATACACATATAATATTAAAGTTGTTTTTTTGTCTTTTAAAAATTCATCCAATTTTTTAACAATGTTCATGTTGGTTTCTGTTTCGTATGCCTGTATAAGATAATTGAATAGTTGTTGGCGAGTTAATTTTTCATGATTTTTCTTCCAAATTCTTTTTCCTAACGTAGTTTCAACATATCCTATACGATTAAACATTTCCCAATTTAAGTCAATGTATTCTTGTGCTCTACTAAAATACGGATGGTGTAGGTTTTCCTTTCTAATGCCCCCATACATCTGTTTGAATGTATGTTCTTTAGGATTGATGTCGGGGTCATTGTAAACTTCGCTTAATTCCTCATAAACGTCGTCTTTAGTAAAAGAAAAACCCACCATGTCCGCAATCAGTCGTGGGTGATAA